GGTGCTTTATCTTCAAACTTGGAGAAAAGCATCCACGTCTTGCCATCTTCATCGTTCCACAGGACAGGATTTCCTGTCTTGAAAGGCATAAACAAAGGGATATGATTATCTGCCGTAACAAAAACCTGTTGCTCGTCTGTCATTTCTTGACCGACATATCCAGCAATCAATGGACCACCATTATCACCAAAACAAATGGAAGCACAGTGTTGTGGCTTACCAAGCACATCGATAAAACGTGACGTTTTTACTATCGTATCAGGCATTCTCAACACTCCCACTAGAACTGGACGACGAACCTTCCAATTCCGCCAATTTAGCTAGACGTTGTGCTTTTCGTACAGCAGCAACAACAGGTGAACCGACAGTAAAGGTGTTTTTCCTGATCAGTCCACCTTGGAAATAGTTTTCTCTAGGTTCTTTAACAATCTTCCTCTTTACTGCCTTACCATCAACAGCACCACGGACTAGAGACTCTATTACTCTAGAGCCTGTGCGGCGCCACTTACGGCCTGTATTGGACTTACCTTGCATACGTCGCTTGCCACTCATAAATTATACTCCAGGAAGAAGTCGGACAATACAAATAAAATTGGCTTGGGTATATCGACGGTATTTTCGATCACCTGTAGTGCCTTCTTTGTCTGACGAAAACAATTCTCCAGGCATTGTATGGGAAGTTACACAACTGGTCAAACTCCCAACAACGGCCTCCCAACCAAGATCAAACAAGGAATTCAATTCATCCTGAAATTGCTGGAGATCATTATTAGCAACACAACGATACTGCACAGTAGGAATTATCGATTTACTTGTACTAGGAATAACAGGAATAGAACGGGTCTGTTCACTCATAACAACTCCTTAAAAGAAATATTGATTACTGCATAATTATAACACAACAAAAACCATTGTCAACCATATTCTTGCAAAATATTCATAAATACCTATTACAATGAACATACCACAAAGCAATGAACAATTTTTAGGGCAAGGCAACTTCTTCTGGTGGTTAGGAGTTGTTGAGGATAGAAACGATCCTAAGAAACTTGGGCGTTGTCGTGTTAGGTGTATTGGTGTTCACACTGAGGACAAGCAATTACTCCCAACAGCAGACTTACCTTGGGCTACACCCATCCAATCCATCACATCCGCAGCCATCTCAGGTGTAGGACAATCACCAACGGGAATTGTTGAAGGTACTTGGGTGCTAGGATTTTTCCTAGACGGCTCTGATTCCCAATTACCTGTTATCTTAGGAACCATTGCTGGAATTCCTACTGAACGCATCAATCCTGCCGCAAAGGGCTTTGCTGATCCTAATAATGTTTTCCCACGGGATGGGTACCTCACAACAACAGACAACGATATCAATAAGTTGTCGCGCAACGAAAACGTATCTGATACCATCGTAACGACACGAAACAATAGCTTAGATACCGGCGTTGTCATTGCAAACGCAGGTGGAACATGGTCTGAACCAGTCTCCGCATACAACGCCACATATCCCCACAATCACGTCTATGAATCAGAAAATGGTCACGTCTGGGAGATAGACGACACTGCCAACAACAAACGAACACACCGCTGGCATCCATCGGGGACATATGAAGAAATTAGGAATGATGGAAGCAAAGTAGTTAAGATTGTTGGCGATCATTATGAGATAATTGTCGGCGACAAAAACGTTCATATCAAAGGCGATTGCAACATCACAGTTGACGGGAATACCAATCTCTATACTAAAGGTAACCTAAACATGCAAACGACAGGCAATGTCAATCATGTTGTCACGGGTACCTATAGTATTACTGCATCAGGAAACATGACCTTGATTGCGCCTATTGTAAATATCAATCCCTAATAGGAATAAATATTCTAATAATTCTCAAAGATTATCCTTGACAGATCCTGGCTCGTTGGTATAATTGGATCCTGTCCTCCGCAGATATGAGGTTATGGTTGTTTACTAACCAACCTATACCCATGGATTCCAAGGATGGATACCAAGAACAGGGACCAGGAAGTAACCAGGGATGGATACCAAGAACAGGTACCCGGATGGATACCACCTAATAACACATATCTTTAATCAAATTACCTATATTACGTGGTGTTGTCTTAAACGCGCCACGTAATGTCCCAGGTAATTGTCCATAAATTTTATAATATTCGGTCGGCCCTCTCAGTGGCCAAGATCGCATTTCCTGAATAATATTATAGGCATGGATATAGGCTTCGGCCTGTTTTTTATATTTGTCTAGGTTTATAGGTAAATGATATTTGACGATGTTTTTTACTGTTCGGCGTTCACAATCAATTTCCAATTTTTTCATATAGTCCAAAGCCTTCAAAAGCAAATGTTGACTTCTCGGCACACCTTGTAACCATGTCCAAAAAACATCTTCTGGATGCGAAGATCCTTTGACAGATGGGTATGTTCCATCTAGCCATTGTTCTAAATGACTATACTCATTGGCCATTATTCCCAACCACGTTGCCTGTCTTGCAACTTTACACGCGCAAGCCAATACTTTCCTTTCAGGACAAAAAAATCCTCCTAGTTTATTCGGCTCACCGTCATATAGGACAAAGGCGGCAGTAGGAAAATATGTCTTAATACCATTATCTCTAGATACCTTTCTAACATGAGTAACAAAAGCCATTATTATAGGATTTGTATGGAATTGATTTCTCGCCATAGATATATTTAGTCGGCCCTAAATAGGATTATGAATGGTTATACAGTTTCAGGTTCAGGAATAGGCGGAGCAAACCAAAGCTATGTCACAGCAGCGGCGCCGTTCGATTTGTCTACGAAAACGGCATATCAAGGTATGTCTGATACTAGCTGGTGGCTTATCTATAATGATACATATCTTGGTTGGTTAATCACCCAATTTCCAGAAGGAATTGCGGCACTGCCCGCTATCGCTACGTCCGCGTTCATTATTTCGTCCACCAGTGACACGCCTCCCCCGACAGGTTGGAGCGTTGCAGTTCAAGGAGAACCACCACCTCCAACAGTATTGCCATGGTCTACAGATGAAGATAGCGATCTTGACGAATCAAGTGAGTCCAGTCCTAGTAGCGAATCAAGCCTCTCTAGCGATTCTTCAAGTCAAACAAGCGAATCAAGCTCCAGTTCAAGCACCCAAGAAAGTCTGACATCTAGCGGAACCAGCGATAGTTCTACTTCCGAAAGTAGTAGCAGTTCCAGTTCTGATATCCCAATATACACTCCCACTCCACCCGGTTCCGGTTCTAAATCTGTTGTTAGATTAGGAGATACTGGGTCAGGACATGCATGTTGGCCGCCGCGGGCCAACATTTCTGCATCAATTAATGTTTTCGTTAATGGATTGGGTGCTCATAGACAAGGTGATAATTGGGAAATACATTGCTGTAAAGGACATTGTCATCGAGGAGTCCTACAAAGTGGTTCATCAACAGTGTTTGTAAATGGGAAACAACTAGGAAGAGTTGGCGATCCTATATCTTGCGGGTCCAGGTGTGCTACAGGAAGTCCTAATGTTTTTGCCGGAGATTGACAAGATTCCACACAAACAATCCATATAAATATTGGAAATGGCCAAGAGATACCGTTACAAAGACATAGACTTATCGTTTGCGAAGCATCCCGTTACCGGAGATATCGCTGTTAAGACTGACGTTGCAGCAATTAAGGCATCAATGCAGACGCTTATCAAAATGAATTTCTATGACTCTCCATTTCAACCAGAAATTGGGTCAGGAGTTATGGATTTGTTATTCAATCCTCTAAACTTTGTAACATCAATTGGTTTACGGAGACAAATTGAATTAGTTCTGGAAAACTATGAACCACGAATTGAAGTAATTGAAGTCTATACTGTTCCATTACCGGACGAACAGGTTTATAATGTAACGATTCGGTTCCGTCTAAAGAACCAACCTGAGGAACTCAGGTTCGATATGTTATTAGAACAAGTCCGCTAATGGAACACAACAATGGCTAGAAAAACAGTTGACCTCACCGACTTAGACTTTGACGGAATCAAAAGTGCCCTCGTTGCACACTTGGAAAGTCAAAGTAATTTTTCAGGATATAATTTTGAAGGTTCTGGCCTGAATGTTCTTATGAACCTTCTGGCTTACAATACGTCCATGACCGCATACATGGCAAATATGCTCGGAAACGAAATGTTTCTGGACACTTCCACCTTGCGGACATCGGCTGTCTCTCATGCTAAACTGCTAGGATATACTCCAACATCTCCAACCGCAGCGTCCGCCACCATCAGCTTAGTTCTCAATGCTTCTTCTGGAATTACGGAAATAAATCTAACTAAGAACACCCTATTTTCCTCAACAATAGATGGTGTCTCTTACACTTTTGTTCCAGACCAAGCATATGCGACAACTCGAAATAGCCAACAGTTTACAGCAAGCAGCGTAGTCCTAAAACAAGGCACCCGCGAAACATTCCAATATATTGTTACAACACAAGATACAGAACAAAAGTTTATCATTCCCTCTAACAAGGCTGACACAAGCGAATTAACAGTAACTATCCAAAATAGCATCGAAGATAGTACTCAAGAAGTATTCACACTTTCTACAGACATTAATACTCTTACCGGTTCATCGGCCGTTTATTGGCTACAAGAAACAGACAACGGATATTTTGAGGTAACTTTTGGCGATGGTATTATAGGAAAAGCCCTCACTAATGGCAACATGGTCATTTTGGAATACCTATTGACAGAAGGCCCTGACGCTAACGGAGCAACAACATTTACTCTCACAGAATCAATTGGCGGAGATTCAACCGGAGTCATTACCACTATTGA